TTACTTGGTGATGAATACGCCATCAAAAGGGATGCGTACCGTACCGGCGGGGACGGCGTAGATTGTCATCTGACCATTGGGGTCAATGGCAAGGTTACAGAACCCAACGGGGCCTGCAGCGCTCTGTGCTGGTAGCGAGAAGAACTGATACCGTCCGTTCGATAGCTCCTTGTCGGGATTGAACAGCACGGTGCCGTTGGCCGGGATAGAGGTGATAGCCAGCCCACCAGAGAACGACAAGCAGCCATTCTCAATAGAGATCGAGGGGAACTCTGTTGCGCCAGTGGCAAACGCCGCAGCCCATCGGGCAGGAAGCGTAGTAGCGCCAGACTGACGCATAGACACAGGATTGATCGCCCCCATCACAGCCATGGCAGTCCCCATCCCCATCATCATGCGGCCATATGCAGTGGGATGAATATTGTCCATCAGGACGGAATCAGCCCCTGCAATAGAAAGCCACTTGGCAGAGATAACGCCCTGCATCTTTGGCGGAGAAGAGGTAATCATGGCCCCCTTTGCCGCCATGCTGCGTATCAAAGATGCCTTGTAAGGGGCTGCTGATGCGTCATTGTGGGCATCAAAACCAGTCTGACCATAAGGGGCTGCTTCTGCGGCTGAATACCAGGTAGTGGGTAGGCCAACAATCAACTTCACCCCATTTGCATTACAACGATCGGCAATGGCCTCCATATTGGCGATGAAGGTAGCCACCGGAATGGCCCCCTGGATATCGTTGATACCGAGCTGGGCAATACAGATATCGTAAGCAGAGATTCCCACCGCCTCGAAACGGGCACGCTGAGCAGTAGAAGTATCGCCACTCTCGGCCAGATTATTCAGTTCATACACCTGGCAGCCTGCCGTGGCCAGGAACTGTTTCATATAGTCAAGCTGACTGCAGGGAACATCCGCATCAGAGGTGGAATCCCCCAATGCGATAAGACGCAAGGGTCGAGCCCCAGACATGCGGCTGTTTGTCAGCTTGAAAAGCCCCCCAAATGTCACTGCAGAGGTGCGATTATCCGCGCCAAAACAGATAGCGGAAATGGGTTCACCTGCATCGAAAACCCCCAGAGATACCTCGTTGACATGCACCGAGAATTTGCGATTAGTGATCATGCGAACGGACATCAAAGCCGAGTTAAACTGGCTTCGAGTGTTCTGGTAAGGGGTCGGCAGATTGATGGTAGACAAGGCCCCATTTTTATCGAGCACGGTGACTTGGTCTGCCAGATTCTGGATGACAACGCTGCGCCCATTTGGCGTCAGCACACCAAACATCAACCGGCCAGTCGTCGCTGCACAGTAGCAGCCAATTTCATCACCAATCTTGCAGGGTATGGCGGCCACACCGACTTGCGAGGTAGCAGAGAGCGGAACGGTCACCGTATCAACGGTGGAAGAGAGTGACAGAGCAGCTCGGCCGGCTTCAAGGCGATAGCCTGTGAAGTACGATCCCTGAATGGTCTCAGGGATTTCGACTGAACCATCCGTTTGCAGCAAGGAAGGCATCACTTCTGACGGCTTACGGTACTGGTGCATGCCGTGATAGAAGGTGTATTGCTGGCTACCAATGCGGAGCGGCAATTCACGATTTACCTTCAGGCCTTTGGTGATCAGTTCAGTCCATGTGCCTGCGATATGAAAAGACACCCCCTCATCAACGACCATCTCGATGCCAGAGAGATCCACGGCCTCAGAAAAGCCGTCGATGAAGTAAACCCCTGTTCCTGTTTTCGGGAAACGGGCGGCACCACCAACCGCACGGAGGTGGGTCATGTAGGCAGAGACAGCGTTAAAGTTATTGGTACCAGTGGCGCCGTCATAATCATCAGCCCCCTTGAAGGTGTAGATGTTCATCTCTTGCCTGGTGCCGAGACCGACACTCAGCCAGTTGCCAGCAGGACTGATCCCGCCAGTATCTTCAGGAGTGCTGTTCGGCGGGATAACAAGGCCACCAGAAGGGATAGTGCCGAGCCAGGTGTAACACTGACCCTCCGTCTCGAACCAAATGGCCTGAGTTGAGGATGTGATGGTGGCGCCTTCTTCGAAGGATCCAGCAACCAGAGTTAACCCCTGATCAAAGATGCTGCGTTCCCAAATGTGACGCAGGTTGACGTTCTTGGAGACCATCCATTCAGACAAAGCCGTGGCAATCTGATCGTCATCGGCCTTGTCAGGGGAAACCCCCATCATCTCCAGAATAGCGATCAACTCATTGGTCACCGTATTAAACCAATCACCACCAGGAACGGTGGGAACTTGACCTAACCCGCCTTCAGTGAAGTATTGCCTGATAGCTGACACTACAGGCTTTCGGGTAGGTTGAACATCAACACCAGTTCCAGTATCAGGCCAGTACATAATAGTTACACCTTTAGTTAACAATGCGGTAATGGGTAGAGGGTATGGGTCTACATCTACTAGGAATTCTTTTTATTAATTTTGATGCCACATCTAAGTGGTGATGCGACATTGCTTAGTACTGAAAAATGGTCCCCATCAGATAGTTGGCTTGTAGTTAAATGGACTTCCGCATAAGCAGCTTTCACTCTCAAGGTTTCTGTAGAAAAAACACTGAAAGCCATTATTTTCAAAAATTTCCGTCGATCAATTTTCACTTTCCACACCGTCAATCCATGCAAGCAATCAGTATCAAAAGAGTTTTTATGCTTACCGATAGCAATTCGAGAGACGGATGATAGTGTAATAGCCTTACTACCCTCAAGTTTTCTGCTAAGGAAAGTGCGAACAAGTATCCCACGAACAAAAAATGAAAATTTTAGTCATTTAATATCAATGGGTTACCATTAAATGCTCTCGTGCCATATGACTTATTCGCACCTTCCCTAAGAGGTATAGTTGAAGTAATAGTAAAACCCTGCAAGCTTCAGCCTGTTCAATACACACTCCAGCACCAGCGAGGCATTACCCCGCAGAGGGGTCAGCACATCATCCAGAACGGTAAAGCGGTCCTCTGGTATGCCGTACACATCCACCCTCAGTACGAAGCGAGCAGATGATGGGTAAAGTGGGTAATTGACGTCCCTGAGTACGTGGTGAGGCCACTGCTCATGCACCTTGATGGTGAAACCTAGCGCTGCCGCTATTTGCTCGATCATCCAAATCTGCAAACCACCCTTGCGGTGATACTTCTCGACGACGGCAGCACGACGTCGTTCGAAAGACTGTTCCGTGGCTTCACATTCCGGCAGGCCCAGATACTCTTCCCACTCAGGCAGTAGTTGAACGGTGGTCTCTGGCCTCATTTCAAGCAGCAACTGATCAGCGCTTAACTCCAGCTCGGCCAGGCGTCTGGCAAATGCCTGCACATACTTCGGAAGCGCAGCATCAGGATCACGCGGCCATGCTCGGCCACGCGGCATTTGTTGAAGAAGCGCATCACCCCATTGCTCTACAGAGTGGGCCATGTCACTACCCCAACTGTATTGAGTTCATCCACTGCGGCAGGAACGTCTGCAGTCAGATCGAGGGTGTAGTCCTTTACTCCCGATGCCGAACCGATAGCCGTTCTTACCTTCGACAACAGCAAAGGCTGACCAGGCTGCAGGGTGCGCCCATAGCCACGCAGGTTGCTGACAATAGCAGCTCGAATATCAGCGTTATCCGGGATCGGCGTGATAGTCAGATTGGTTTCTTTCAACTGCAGATCGAGCGGGATTGGCTCGATACCACCAGGCCGGCCAACAGGTACACCCGTGGCTGGATCGGCATGCCGGAACAAGTAGCCCATCATGGATAAGCGATCGGTCGGTGTTGGCAAGATGTCTAACCGGTCATCGTAAACCCAGCTGATACCTACCGTGCCGCCGCCTTGCCAAACGTCATAGGCCCACGCTCTGGTTACGCCAGGCACTTCACGCATCCAAGCCACATAATCGGCGACAGCGCCCCCCATGGGCGGGTTGCGCTTGCGGAACAACAAGCGCTCCAGCAGTTCTGAAATGGGCTCGATATCGGCCCCACCGCTGATATCGCCACTGACACCATTGGACTGCAGACCGGCCACTGGCGTGACCAAGGTCAGCACTTCTCCTGATACCAGGTTACCGGCGGCACCTGCAGCAGACGCTTGCACTTGAACATTGACTGTTCCGCTGCTGGGGCTGGCACTGGTAGTCACCACATATTGCCGACCGTCCTTGTGTTGCAGCACGGTACCGACAGGGGCGGGTACATTGCCAGACAGCACGGCGGGGCCAGCTGCATAGGTAGCCTGTTTGCGGATGACCCCTTCGAACTGGGCCGTCTCGATGATGGTCTGATCATCAGATTCCGTCGTCGGGATGATCTGGCGCACGATCCACATCTGGTGATCGTAGACATCGCGAATGCCTGCACTGACAGCGGTATTCAGCGCCTGCTCGATGCCGAACTTGGGCAACACGATGCCAAGACTTGACTCCAGATCCAGCTCGCCACTGGCAATAATCTGGCGCAGGGTGGGAACGCTATATGGCATTGGCTTGCGCCTCCCAACGCTGTTTGATGCTCATGCTCATCTCGCTGTCATCTAAACGGGTGATGGCGATATCGAGCTGCAGCATCTGAAATTGTGGAATAGACCCGGTAACGGTGACGAGCTTGGCGTAATCGGGTTTTAAATGGCGATCGAGGGCTGTTTGCGCATAGGTCACAGCCAGATTGCGCACGTCAGTGTTGAGCTTTGAACGGTCTAGCAGCCAGAGCTTGCTGCCCCATGGCTCGTCAGCAAAGGTATCCCCTGGCCAGCCACGGCGATCATTGGTGCCATCAGGCAGCACGTCAGATTCTTCGGCACGGGCATCAGTGAAGAGGACCTGCAGCACTATGGTTTCGAGGCCATCATCCTGACGCAAACCGGCCGAGGTGATTTCGATATCGCCTCGGCCGGTCTCATTGTTCCAAATGATGGCTGTTGTCATTGCCCCTCACACGGGGGCGCCAACCCCCTCTTCATGGTCATGGTCCTTGAGCGATATGCTTCCTACCTTCACATCGGTATCAGATGTAATAGGTCCAGTCGCATGTAATGGCCCTTGGACTTCGGTATCAGGGGATATAATGGTGAGTTTTTCAGTGGCGTGAATAATGACGGTTTTCGCTGTTAACTCAGCGAGCCCATCCTTATGTAAGGTGAGGTTGTGACCCTCTAGATGGTACAGGCAACTATCCCCTGCCTCCAAGTCTTTCGGGCGAACCCCCTTATGCTCGACGGCAATGGCGACCAGCCCAGCGCGGGCCCCACCCAATCCCAGCACGATGGCTTCAGACCCCGCTGGCGGCACGCTGGTATGGCCGTAATTCTGGAAGCGCTCCACATCATCTGCCCCTTCGTCAGCCAGTACCTTGAGTTGTAGATTCTGGCGCTGCAGAGCGTCATTGACCAAGGTAACGATGGCGCGATCGGCAATCAGGCGCAGGCGGCGCTGCAGTGGGGCCAGCAGCTTTTGCACATCACGAATACTTACCATGTGGTTACCTCTTTGGTCTGTTGCTTGACCACTTCAGCCGGAATCAACATAGCCTCGCGTGGAGTCAGATTGATAATAGCTTCACGGCCTGCCTGGTCGTCTTCCATCAGGGTCACCGAGACGATCAACCAGTTCACATCAAGGTCTTGAATATCGTCCTTTACCGGGCACATCCTGTTAATACGCCAAAGTGGTCCGCTGTCTCCTTTAATCCCCTGAGTGCGCCATCCAGCGACAGTGATCTCGGTCTGAGTGCTAATGCCGATGCTGCGTTGCTTCTGCCATTGGCCGCGCTTGCTAGCACCGGCCACTGTGGTGACATCTTCGGCGATGATTATGCGGGGGCGATAACGCGGCACATCCGGGTCGGTAATGGTCGCCTTCTGGCCGCCAATCGTCGAAGTAGCCGTGCTATCCCAGGTTGCGCCGCCACCATAGCTACTGCCCTTGACGATCCATTCTGATGCCCTGTCCATCATGCTGAAGTTTCCGCGCGCTGCCAGAATATTTTCGCCAAGGATTAGGCTGGTTCCCATATCCTGTTCGCTGGCCTGTGTCAGCACCAGCTGGCCTTTCTCATTGGTGGTGAGCAACACGGCCCGTTGCTTGGCCAAGCGATCGAGCAGTTCGAAACAGGTCTCACCCTGCTCGATAGCAACGCGGGGGAAGGCTGCCCCCATATCGCACTCGATCACCACCTCTATGCCAAACGGCGTGCAGATATCGCGCGCCACTTTATCGAGGGTAACGTTCTGCCATTGTCCGCTCTTGTAGATGGCAGAACAGTCCACCAGGTCGCTGGTTTTGCTGCGACCGCTGACAATTCTGGTTACTTCTTTGGCGTCATAACTTGGCACGAATGTATCAATGTATCCGGTTAATACCAGATCGTTGCCGATATGCACGGTGCAGGCGCTGCCGCGCTTGATTGTGATCTTCTGAGCAACATCCGTTTTTTCGGTGACTGTCAGCTCGAAATCTCCAGCAACATCACTCAGGCTGCGAGTAACTCTCACTTTCTGCCAGCCTTCATAAATATTGCCGTCTACGCGCAAGGTAATGGGTTCAGCCATTGCTCACCTCGTCGATCACCTGAATGGTGGTGCTCGGCGTAATGAAGGCAGGGTCACGCAGCTTGTTCCCCAATACCAGCTGATCTCGGTACTCAGTATTGCCATACTGCTGCCATGCCAGCAGCGCTGATGCAGTAGTGGATGACAAAGCTATCTCGCGACGACGTGGCAACTTGGCCCCGCGTTCCCGGCTGTCATTGAGCAGTGCAAGACGAAGATCCCGCAGGGCGCGCCAGATATTGCGCTGCTCAGCTTCGACAGCCTCCATAGCCAGCTCTGCCAACCGATTGGCCCAGTAGTTGGCCAGTTGCTCCAAATCATCGGCAGTGAGCAACAGGTTGCGATCTGCCCCGACTACGCCATTCATCACCATTGGCCTGCTCAGTTGGTTACCCACCTGATCACCCGTCAATGACTGGCCTATGGTGACAGTCCCATCAGCGGGCGCTGTGAAATCCCGATCGCTTCCAAAATTGGCGCTGGCAATGGCACTGGCAGCCGCTGTTGCAGCTGCACGCTCGATCAAGGCCGTAAAGGCTTCACCATTGGCCATGGCGGCGTCGCGCTCTGAGGGAGTATCGATAGTGGATACGGATGATGCAGAGCCGGCTACGGCATCAGTCAGGATCCCTGTCGGCAGTCCACCAGTGATGGCCAGTTCTGCGCGCATCCCTTCCCAGCGACGGCTGACCAGGTCATAGACAGAGAGCGCGCGGATAGGGTCGGTGACGACACCCTTGATATCTTCAACGATCCCGGTCACCTCGCGGGCCAGTTCGCCAGGGTAGGCCAGCAAGGAACCCACACTATCCTTGGCCCGCATCAGGCGATCGGTCCACTCGCGGAACTGGTCAGGCAGGGATGGCAAGCCACGGGTCAACTCATCCAGATCATCCAGGAAGGTATCGACCATGGGGCCCATGTTATCGATACCCGCCAAGAAGCTGTCCAGGAAGGATTGCTCGGTAGCGCCCTGAGCAGCATCAGCTGCATTGCCCAGAGTGGCCGCAGTATCGATGGCGGCAGAAGGGAATAACCTGGTGCCGGCTTCCCACACAGTGAAGGTGACATAGGCTACCCCATCCTCTTCGTTATCCAGGTGGTGGCTGACTTCGCCGACCTGCACAGTGCGCACGCCCCACCAGGGGTGGATCATCTCTCCGGTGCCGGGTTTGTTCAGGGCATCGAGCAAGCTGCGCAGCTGGGCCAAATGATCCTTGCCGACCAGCTTGCCGGTGATCTGCTCGTTGGTCAGCACGGCGCCGTTGTCTTCTGTCCAGCCACTTTCACGCTTGGGGTATTCGCGGGGGATAGCGCGGCGGCCGCTCTTGCCATCAACGGTGTTCAGCAAGAACTCCACCCCACGTATAGAGGCGGTCAAACGGTCTTCAAAGCTCATGCAAAGCCTCCTTACGGCATCAGTGACGGGCCGTTATCCACGCGCACCTGCAGCCCAGGAGCCGCATCGCGGGCGCGAACGGTGATACGGTCATCGCTGACTTTGATGTCGATACCAAGGTTGTCAGGGCGCGGGGATGGCGTGATATCTCGCGTGAAGAAGGCTTTCATCTCATCAAACACATCGAGAATGCCTGGTGCAGGAGAAATGCCATCTGCATTCAGGTTAAACAAGCCATTACCCTTATTAGCCAGCTCCTTTGCTCGCTCCTCCTGACGACTCCACGATGGCAACCCGCCAAGTTCAGGAATAAGCGAGACACCGTACAGCGCTGTTCCTCCAGCGATCAGCTTCTGAACGTTAAGAACACTCTTATTGCCAGCCTGATTACCTGCTGGAGTCAAAGATCCATCTCCAAATCCAGAACCCGGCATATTGACCACATAGACCGGAGTTGCTCCCAGATCGGCCATGGCATCACCGATACCACCTGCACCACCCTTTCCTTTCTTGAAAATGGCACCTGCAGCCCAACCACCGGCAGCCATGGCACCTTTGGCAACCGGCGCCAGCAATCGACCGCCTTTGTTGAGCAGATAGATGCTGCCCAGGATCTTGGCCAGATTCTCATACCCTCCAACCATGTCAGCGATGCCATTGGCTGTCTCACCAACAGACTTGAGAACAGGGATCAGCTCGGCGCCAAGTTCCTTGGCATCACGGATTGCCTCAGCGGCGGCCTTAAAGGAATCAACCAGATTTCCGCCAATCTTTTCTACCAGTTCATCGTATTCTCCGGTCTTCTTCATCTCGTCAAGCTGCTTGAGCAGCGACCCAAGCTCCTGTTTGAGCACGGTAAAGGCACCACTGTCCATCACATCTGTTTTGAACATGGTCCAGCTGTCGCCCATATTGGAGATCATGCCGTTCCAGCTCTCCATCTGGGTTTTCGCTGCCCCCTTCGATGCCAACGCCATCTGGTCGATAAGATCCTTGATCGCTTTCCTGGTCAACTGGCCTTTACTGGCCATGTCCTGCAATTGCTGGTTGGTGTAACCAAGGCCGTTATTCTTGCCAAGCTCCTTGCTGGCCTTCTGCAGGTAATCCCAAACTGGCACGCCACGTTCCAACAGCTGCAGCGCCTCTTCGCCCTGCAGCTTTCCTTTCGTCCATGCCTGACCAAGCGCCAATGAAATGCCATCCATCGTTTCGGCTGTGCCGCCCATCATGGCGGCCTGATCAGCAATGGCCTGCATGGTGCCATCCATCGGATCGAGGCCAAATGCCTTCAATCTGACGAATGATTGGGTCACCTCGTTGACGGCATATGGGGTGTCTTGGGCGAACTGCTTGACCCAACTCATTGCCTTGGCTCCACCCTCTGGCCCACCTTGCAATTTGTTGAGCATGATCTGATACCGCTCGAACTCGGCCGCAGTCTTGATAAAGGTACGCTCAAAGGCGATAGCAGATGCAGCACCGGCCAATACCAACCGATTGCCAAAGGTATCAATGCCCTGACTGGTAGCGGCCATCGTCGAGTTCATCATCGCCAGCGCATTCTTGCTCTGGGCGGCGAACTGACTCATTGACTGACCACATTGACGGGCCTTGGCGGCCATATTGCCAGCCAGATTGATGACGATATCGGTGACAAGTTTATTGGCCATGATGACCTCTATTTACGACGTGGTGGTGATGGCGGGCGGCTAAGTTGCTCATGGAGCTTGAGCAAGCGACGGATGGAGTAACATTTCAGCTCGCTGATAGGGAGGCGATTCCCCATAAAAAAGAGAAACGCCTCCAAAGGTTCAGCCAGCTGCTTAAACTCGCCCCCGCTTGGCAATCTCCTCCAGCACCAGTCGATCAAGCTCTGCTGCTTTGTTTTGCAGCAATGTCAGATCATCACGATGAAGATTGCGCAGCTGTTTCATATTCAACGGGCCTTGAATTTCGCCAATATATTCAACTTGGCGGCACAGCATATTAAGGCCCATGCGAACATCAGATGTATAAGCGGCAACTTTACCGCTCGCCAATTCAACAACCTGCTCAGCTTCAAGTTGCGAATCAATAATGTCACTGGCTGTTAATTCGCGCAGGCCAACTTCTTTTTCATAAGTAGCCTCACCATCAGCACCAGTGACTTTATAACCATGTTCAAGATTGAAGGTCATGACAGCCATAATTAAATCCTTACAATCTTGCGACCCATAAAGCTGGTTTTAATATCTCCAGACTCTTCATTAAGCGTTGCCTGACCGCATACGCAACCGGTCATTATATAGCTGACACCGTTATCACCATCCCAAACCAATTGGGCATTGCTGATGGATTTGATATCGATGATATCGACATCTTCATCAGCGGCGATGGACAGGTTCTCAATCTTTGGCGGCAAATATTTTTTTGATTCACCCCATACCACACCTGGGCCGACATGCTGAGTCCAGTCGTTACCGCCCGGATCCAGAGTAGAACCGCCTTTGGTCTTGATTTGCTTGCCATTCACACGGATGGTCACTTCACCCAGGATTTGTCCCATGGTGGTCTCCTTACAGTTTGAATTGGATGAGGTCTGCGAAGATCCGCAGCTGGTTCATGACATCCGGATGGCAAACCGCATTCATACGATTGCGGTCGCTGGCATCGCGGTACACCTGCAGGGTCTCTTTGAATAACTCAAAGTTTTCCATCAGGCCGTTAACAACCCAGTCGAGCGCCACTTCCAATAACGCCTGACGCATCAGCTCAGGCGTCACCACCGGCTGCGCCGGGTCGAGCAGCGGCAGCACGTTGTCATCGGCCAGCTTGTGGCGCGGGTAACGGTTGGTGACCATCACCTTCACGTCATACCGCATCTTGCCCAGGGTGGCCGGCGTGGTGATGTCCAGGTAGCTGGGGTCGGGGTCGCCGTAGCTGTTGAGCTGGTACATCGATATCTCGCGCTCGATGGCCACCACCTCGCCGGGCTGGATCTGGTGGGTAGCGATGCCGGACTTGAGCAGGTTGTTGCGCTCGTCGAATGCAAAGCGGTCGGCCTTGGCCGGGGCCAGAATACCGGGCAGCACCAGGGTCTGCAGCTGCCGCGCCGGATCGATGGCCAGGTGATAGGCCGCGATGCCGCAATAGCTGGCTGCCCACTCCCAGACCGGGCTCGGCGACTTGCTGGTACCCATGCAGGAGATCAGGAAGTCGTTGCGGGCCTCGCCGAACGTGATGGTCTCTCCATAGGTACCACGGAACGCGGTATAGGCGATGGCCTCGCTCATCTTGAGCGGGCCCCAACGTTCGAGCAGCTCATCACGCAGGGTATTGAGGCTGGCCGTGTCGTTGAACGGCATCATGATGTGGTTGTACCACTCATCGGGTATCGCACCGATGACAGCCGCCATGTCGGGTGCGCCAGATCCACCGGTCATGGGCACAGTGGTGATGGTTACCCCCGGTGGCAGCTGTTCGCCGGCGTTGTAGTTGTAACGCAGGTCGATGCTGTTGCCGGTCAAGCCCTTCCATTTCGCGGTGATATTGACCTTGGCGGTGTCGGTACCATCCACGGCGGCGGTCACCGGCAGGTTCTTGTCAGCAGTGATGGCGGTGGCTACGTTGGTGGCGATGGTGGCAGCAGTGGCGGCAGCGGCCACGCCCACCTGCAGCAGCTGGCCGGCGATCAACAGATAGAGGGTGCCAGCCTGAGTGGCGGGGCCAGTGAACTTGAACGAGCCAGCCGCCGCCGCGCCGGCGCTGATATCGCCGATGGGCAGGGCGAAGGTGCGGGTGTAGCTGTTGGCCTTGCGGTAGCGCTTGGCGGCCAGCGCCATCATGGAGCCGACACCGAACAGGGCATCAATGGCCGACTCGCTGACCGGTACCTCGACCACCTGCAGCGGCGTGGCGGTACCGGCGTCGCCGCCAGCATCGATCATCTGGCCGAACAGCATCACGTTCTGATCCTGGGCAATGTTGCCGCTCAGGGCCTGGCTGTTGTCGATCTCGATATAGACGAGCGGCACACGCACGTCATTGGGGGTGGTTCCGAGAGCCATGGTCACTTCTCCGCTTTCTTGTTGGTGGCCTTGGCGGCCGGTTTCAGATTTACTACATCGCCATCGGCGAGCCTTTTCAGCCAGAAGCTGGTGCGCGGTACCCGCTCACCCTCTGCGGCCAGCTTGCTGCCATCCGGCTTGCGGATGGTCAGCCCTTCTTTCGGTTTCAGGTACAGTTCCACGATTGCTCCTAAGCAGTGGGGCCAGGCAGGTTGATCGTTGCCTCGTTGACGGGGGCGCCATCGGCCAGTTCGGCCTTGAAGTTGAAGCGCAGAAAGTCGTCCAGGGTTGCTTCGTCGATGGGTTCATCCAGCGGCCATTCCTGGCGCCAGGTCACCGACCAGATGGCCAGCCCGAGCTTGTCGATGGCGGTGGTGTAGAGGTTGTCAGCCCGCACCGATTCTGGTGCCGAGCTGGCGCCGGTACCGACCCAGCCGCCCTTGAGCATCAGCGCCTTGGCCAAGCGGCTGGCGATTACCTCGGCCCGCTGATCTTTGGCATAGGCAAACTGTTCTGCGCAGAAGACGAAGGCGACGAACTCGACGATGCCGATCAACCGGCTGCCCTGGTTCTGCATGGCTACTACGCGCTGGGCGCAGATGCGGATGCCACCTTCCTTGCCACTCATCCAGCGCTTGATGTCGTCCGCCTCGTTGAAGCGGCCGATGTGGCGCTCCACGGTCTGGACCCGGTCAATCAAACGATTGGCGCCGGCGCCGGTCGCCTCCAGGTAAGGCTTGAGGTACTGCACCACTGCCTCGCAGGCACTGACAGTGCTGCCGATGGTTCCAAAATCTGGGCGGCTCATAGGCCTGCCTCCTTCATCACGTCTTGCCAGAAGTCGCCGATGACGGCGAGCAGCTCGGTCTGGTTGTCACTGGAGAGCCCCAGGAACTCGCGCTGGGGGATCTCCATCTGGCGGGTGAACGACCCCACCGACTGATACACCGGGAAGGCCAGCGCCTTGCCGAACGCCTGGGTGATACGGCGAAGATGCGCTGGCACCTGCACGGCGCCGCTGAACCCATCTTGATGCACCCCGGCATAGGCCAGGGCCGAACCCACCCGCACGCTATTGCGCTGCACCTGGTACTCGATGCTGTCCTGCAGATCGCCATCGCCCTGCAGCAGGCTCTGGTTGCCGTGGCGGGTCTTGGCATAGTCCGTTGACCAGGGCGCCCAGGGCGTGCCGTCCGGCGCGGTCTTCTCGTCACTGATGCGGTGGCGGGTCTGGCTCTCGACCACGGTGCCGATGCTTTCCAGCAGCTCGGCCTTGTGGTCGCTGCGACCCAGGGTATCGAGCAGACGCTGATAACGGGCCAGCTCTTCGCCCCTGGTTGAGACCTCAACCGAGATCGCCATCACAGCACCCCTTTCAGGCTGTTACGGGTAAACAGACGCTCGTTGTCCTGCACCAGCTCCACCTTGCCAACCGCGCCCTCTGGCGGCATGTCAGGAGTGGGCATCCCCAGATCCACCTTGCCGGCCGCAATCTCTTTGACCTTGGCGATAGCCCGGTCGTAGCGGTCCTGCAGCAGGTCAGTGACCTGGTTATCCCGATCGCCCAGCCAGTAGAAGGCGATGACGATGGCCTGACGCTTGAGCAGATCTGGCACGGTCGGCAGCGGCAGCACAAAGCGACGAGACAGGTAGCCGTTGATCTCGTCATCGGCGGTGGCCAGCGCCTCATCGATCCAGGTGTCGTTGAGGGTGTCGGTCGAGCGGTCGAGGGCGAAGTTGTAGAGCATGCCCTCGTCACGGTCGATCAGGTCCTGCTTCGTCGCATAGATGGCCATGGGTTAGTCCTTGGTGACTTCGCTGCCGGGTACCACGGTCAGCCAAGATTCCTGGTGAACGCGGCGGGCCTCTTCCTGGGTCAGGTAGCAGCACGGGATCTCGCAATCGTGGTCGTGCGGCACATCGGCCTTGGCAGTCACCACAAACACGCGGGTCGCACCGGAATGCAGGAAGTGGATACCACAGCGCCAGAAGCCAGCCGGCGACTTGGCCTTGACGTCGAACTGGCCGAGCAGCCAGTCGGGCAGATAGCTGGTCATGGCGTCGCTCAGATTCGCCCCCGGCGAGCTGGAGGCGCCGATGGCGTTGGTACCGCCCTGGTCACCGGTGTTCTGGGTGGTCGCTGCTGCAGCGGCTTCCTCGGCTGCCAGGCGCGCCTCTTCGGCGGCTTGCTGTTCTGCTGCCAGACGGGTGGCCTCGGCGTCCAGATCTACCAGCACAGCACCTTTTTTCTGTTCGGTTTGCGTTTGCACCAGCTCGGTACCCGCGCCCACTGCTGCCGCTCCCAGCGGCTGGCTTTTGTCGTCTGCTTTCTTGCGAGGTGCCATTTCAATGCTCCTGTAAAGGGTCAATACAGGCGGGTTACACCGCCGATATCACGGTCTCAGTGGTGATCTGCTCGGCGATCAACAGCACGCCGGTCAGGTTGAAGGTGCCACCATTGCTGCGGATCACCGGCTTGGTGCCGTTGAGCGCGATAAAGCCGTTCTTGTCGATAGAGAAGAATGTCGCCAGGGTGATGACATCGCTGGTGACGGCGACATCACGACTGGCCACCAGGCGGTTGCCATTGGTACCGGCAAAGTCGAGCTGCATGGAACGGTTGGTACTTCCGCCGGTCCAGCTGCCTTCCAGGTTGAGGTGCCGCTGACAGCACTGGAGACCAGCACCCAGGCGGTCGTGCTCAGCGTCTTGGTAGTCGTGGCCATGGGGTTCTCCTGGTAGCCTGGGCTTCGACGCTTGGAAGCTCCACCCAGGCCGGGTTGATTGATACCTGGGCTTCATTGCCGTGAAGCTCTGCCCAGGCCAGCTGGTTACCGGTTACGGCAGGAACGGGCTGATATGCAGCTCGACGTTCTTGTAGTTGATGTTCGACTCGCCGTTTTCCAGATTTGCCCGATCCAGGATTTCGCGGGCGGCAGACTCGTTACTCGGGCCAACGACCAGCAGCCGAGCCATAGTGCCGAGCGGCGTAACACCATCGGTCTCTTTGTAACTTGCCATCAGCAGCTTGCCGGCTTCGAAGTTAGCGGCGGTCAGCGCTTCTTTCGAACCAACGGCAGTCTGAGGGAGGCCAAAACCATAACCGTGGCGACCATCCGGTCCCATTGCCACCTTGTTCTGGAAGAAGGCATATTCGCTGTCAGCCCCGACGAACTCGAGGGCAAACGGGCGACGCTCCTGGAAGATGATGGGCAGCAGGATCTGGGTGTTATCGATCAGGAACCAGGGAGCGCCGGTCGCAGCAGGATCACCCACTACGTTGGAGAAGGTGCTGGGCGTTGCGGTTTCGAACGGGTGGTCAGTATCGAAGAAGTTCTGGCCATCGAAACAGAGGGTCGAGAAGCCGTTTTTCAACAGGCCATAGCAGTTCTGATCCGGGAATAGACCGATCTTGCGGCCCCAGCCGTTGGAGATAACGCCATATTTGCCGATCGCATCATCTTCGAGGTCTTCGCGCTTGATGACGATGGAGGCTTCATAGGTCTTGTTGGCGATCTGGTAGCCATGGGATCCCAGTTCAACCAGCATACGGGCTCCGACCCACTCCTTGATGCCTGGCAGGTCTTTCAACCAACCGTAGTTTTCGGCGCTGCCAGTACTGCCCACCTTGGTGGCAATCTTGTTCCAGGTCGGGGTGGTGACGCTCAGACCTTCGACGAAGGCGGAACTGGCGCCGACCGTCAGGGCTTCAACGATTTGTGCTTGCGTAAGTGCCATGTTAGCGGGCTCCTGTTATTGGGCTTTCTGGGCGGCCTTGGTGGCCTTCCAGGTTTCGGGCTTGACGCCCATCATCCGGCACATGGCCAGCTCGTCCTTGCTCAGCTCGCCAGTCTGCTGCTCCGGGGGCTTCACCTGGCTGGCATCGGCGATGACCGGCGCGGCATCAACGAACTTCTTGAACTGATCGACCCCGCCTTCCTGGCGGCACATGCCCAGGAACATCTCTTTGTTGGCCGGGGCGATCTTGCCGGCGGCGATGGCGTCATCGACCATGGCGCCCAGCTTGGCCTCTTCGGTCTGCTTGACCTTGTCCTCGGCGGTGGTGGCGCGGTTCAGGGCCAGCTCGTAGGTCTCTTTCGGGACGAACTTGGTCAGGTCGGGGCCGGCATTGGCACGGTTCAGGGCCAGCTGATGATCGGCCTTGAGGGTATTGATGGCGGTGAGCGCGGACGCGGTATCCGCATCAGCACCCAGACCCAGGGCCTGGGTCAGTTCAACGGGCAAGGGCATTGGAGTTTCCTCACGGTTCAGGGCAGGTAAATCAGACATATTCGGCTCGTTGGTGAGCCCAATACTGGCCAGAGAAACGACCTGACCACTTGCGGTGTATTTGAATGCTGGCGAGTAGAAGGAATATTCCTTCTTCTCCAGCATTTCTTGGCCTTCGCTGTTCCACTCGACCATGCCCCAGATTTCTCCGGATCGGTTTTGTAGTTGCAGCACCCAGCCTACCGCCGGGGCAGGTTCGCCTTGCGGGCCCTTGATATGGGTGGAGTGTTCGATATCGATGGGGCGCTTCACTGTGAAGCTGGCTACCACCTGATCCGGATTGTCATTCACCCATGAACGGCCATCTACACCTTCGAATTGACCAGCCGGAAAGATTGGCAGCCATACAGCCTGCTCAACCACTTCGGCGCGGGTCATATCAAAGCAGAGGGCGAGATAGGTTTTTTGCATGATCGCTCCGTCACATAACAACCTCCCGCCAGGTGGCTGAGTGGGTTGAATGAACAAGTTGTGTAGACGAATCGATGATGCGGGAGTGAGCCCCGGCGAGTGTAATGACGGTTTTCGCTGTGAATGGATGGGACGGGATGGCAGAGGGAGGCAGTTCACCAGCAGGGAGAGGAAGCGCTGGCAGAGACGTCAGGATGATGACCGGACATCAACAGGGTACACAGGATCGCGAACGGGGAGAAGTGTCACATTGGGTGATGAAGCGAAATCGCAGGCTCTACACCCACTACAACCATCTTTAAACACCATTTAAACGGCTCCAGAATCAATTTCACCCCGTTCACGAATACGCTGGCAGCTAAAAACGCTCACAGCGGCGCTGAGAGCGTTTGACGAATGGTTTGTTCTTTGGCTGCCAAGTCGGCTTTCAGGGCTTGCTGTCGGGCCTTGCCTGGATTGTAGTTCCACCCCGGCTCAATACCGCTCGGGAGCACCTCCACTTCCCCGGTGCGCTTGTTCACCCACTCCCGGTTGCCATCGCTTGGGGCGGCGAACTGATAGCCCTGGGTGCCTTCTAGCTTGGCGTATTCGAACTTGCTGATCTGGCGCACCCAGCAGTGACAGCCCCAGCCGTTCGGCGGCATATGGGTTTGCCACCAGGGATCGTCCACCGGCAGGGTGATGCCGTTCCAGCTCACATGCAGGGCGCGGTGCTCGCGGGCCGGGCCGAGCTGGTAGACCAGGTAGGGCATGGCCCGCTTGGTGCGCTCGATGCGCTGCCACTGGCCAGCGGCGCGGGCGGTGCGCATGTTGGTGCGATAGATGGTCTTGATGCGCCCCTCGCTGCCGAGCTGCACCTGCTTGGTTTCGCCGGTGGCTGGGTCGTCCATCTGCTGGATGCCCCACCACCCGGATTTGACCAGCAGCGGCTTGATGGCGGCGGCGAACTGCTGATAGGTCTGCCCCTGCTCCAGCGCCTGCTCGACCAGGGCCCGCACTTCGACCAGCAGATCGGCGTTGAGCATCTTGGCCACGGTGAAGGCATTGGCGTGTTCTTCCTTCCACACGTCGCGATAGTCAAAGCCAGGCTGCAGCCCCTTTTTCTTGAACCAGTCCAGCGCCTCTTTTGGCGGAAAGGCGGACGCCTTTGGCTCAGGCATCTTGCACATCCCCCATGCCGCGCAGGCGGAAGGTGTAGTCGGCCAGCTGCTGGGTGAACTGCTCGGCGGTCAGCGACTCTTGCAGCGCCAGCAGGCCCGCACTGAAATCGTCAAAGCTGGCGGCCGTGGCGGCCAGTTCGATGATCGGGTTCATGAAGTCCTCTCCGCCCACCTCGACCCAGTCGCTCATCGCCTCCTCGGTCAGCTGGTTGATGGCCTGTTCGCTCGGCTGCTGGATCCGGTTGATGGCCAGGCGCTGTTGCTGCCTGTTCATGGCCAGCGGCTGCACGGCTTGCAGCTGCATGGCGCTCAGCGGTTGCAAGGTGACTTCATCCGGCTTGGGCGCCGCCAGGCCAAACTTGTCTTGCATGGCGCTCTCGCTCACCTTCATGCCACGGTCGATAAGCGGCATCAGACTATCGACCATCATCTTGAGGTCTTCCGGCTCCGGCACCCGGATGCAGACGCGCGGGTATACCTTCTGCACGCCCCAGTTCAGCACGATGAACGGCTTGACCAGATACTCATTGATGGTGGCTTCGAGCTGGCGGGCGTCCCACTTGGCGATGTCCAGTCGCACCTCGTTGTGCACCGTGGCCTGGGCGCGGCTGCTGCCATCGTCGGTGGTCATGGTCTGACCCAGCACCGCCTTACTGGTCTGCTCGTCTGCCCAACGGGCCATGTTCTCGAACAGGGTATCGCCGCCGTTCCCCTTCGCCGTTTCGGTCAGCTCGACCATCATGCTGTCGGGGATCACCGCGCCGGCGTCGCTGGCGATGGTGGCGATGGCATTCTTGAGGGTGGCGATCTGCTCTGGGGTGGCATTGGGCCCGTACTTGCCCACCCGAATGGGGATGCCGAACACCTCGGCGAACGCCCACCAGTCCCGCACTGTGAAGCTTTTCAGCATGTACATCACGGCGCAGAGGCGGGTCAGGCCGTTGCGCCAGATGCTCCCCGACTTGGTGCGCGGCAAGTGAATGATGAACTTGTAGGGCTCCAGTGGCTTGCCCTGGGGGGCATCGTCGCTGATGAGCAGGATCTCGCTCAGGGTCTCGGCATCGGGCCGCAGATAGCGGGGGTCGACCCATTTGTAATCCTTGGGCACCCAGCGGGGAGTGGCATCACGGGCGGTATCCCACAGGATCTGGCACACCCCCATGCCCTTGCCCAGGCCATCGAGCAGGTCAAAGAACAACTCGGGGATCTGGTCGCTCTCCATCAGCAGGCGCACTTCCTCTGCCAGCGTCTTGTCAAAGGCGTCATCACTGGCGGCTTCGACCGTGGGCGGCAAGGCCGCCACGGCCAGCTTGCGGGTTCGCAACACGGATGCGTAGTGCAGATCCCGCTCTTCGATCTCTTCGGCCAGGGTCATGTAATCCTGGGGGTTATTGCCATCGACCACTGAGCGCAGCAGGCCCGCCAGACGCTGGGGGGTGATGGTGCTGGCCACGCTGTTGGGGCGCGGGTTGCGCACGCTCGTAGTGTGGGCCAGCGCGATATCTTCACTCAGCGCCGGCTTGTCGGGTTTGATGGGGTTGCCCCGGCTATCAACAATCTTGGTCACAGTAATCCGCCTCCGTTACGCAGGCCACGGGTCAGGGCCATTTGCCGTTGCCCGTCCTGGTCTTTCTGGGGGGCACCCACCTTGGCGATGCGGTGCAGTTCGTAAACATGGTTCTCGGCCCGGCTGGCCAGATAGGCCAGGAAGATGGCGACCGCCGAGTCGCCGTGACGCTTGTTGCCATCGCTGCCTTGGGTACGGCTGTCGTCGATGCCGGGGGTGCCCCGGTAGATCTGAATTTGTCCCAGGTCGGTGATGATGTCTTCGTGGCGCGGCAGCTCCAGCTCGTCATCTTCAAACGCCGCCTTGAAGCGCGGCATGTTCTCGCGGTAGAAGCCTTGCGAGAGCATCACCTGCACCACCTCTTGGCCGTAGCGATAGGCGGCCTGTTCGGCCAGGTACTGGCCATTGCCACGGGCATCGAGCCAGATGCCATCGCGGCGCGGCAGGCGATCGCAGATGAAGTAAAGGGCCTGCTCCTGCTGCTTGAACGGCACGTTCTTGAGCTCGACCAGGAAAGGTACCCGGCGGCGGGTATCCGGCTTCACCATGATTGGTGCGAAAGATGTTAGGTCACCGGTGCGGGCGAAGTCTTCGCCCAGGGCGTGGCGATGGCTGCGATCCAGCTTCATCAGTTCGGGGAAGACTTCGGCCTCCAGCCACTCCTGCATCTCGCGCTGGCGCTCCGATTCGCTGGCGCTGTTGAAGGTGTCCGAACCGGTGAAGCGCAGCACAGGCCCATCAACCCGGCAGGCCCGTTCGCGCAGGCCACGGGGCAGGTAGGCACCGCCGCCACTCTTGGGCTCGCAGTAGTATTCCTCCCGGGCGTCTTCTTCGGTGGCACAGTCTCGTAGCAGGTTGCGCAGCCATTCGTCCTGCAGCGCCTGGCTCCAGGTCTTCTTGGTGACCTGACAAATACGACGAAACAGGCCCTCGCTAATAGCCAATTCAATATCGATGCGATGTACGCTGAAACGCCTTTTACCTGCGCGACTTTCAATTATCAAAACGTTGAAGAGGTTCTCGATGCCGTTATGGGTCGAGATGATGCGAACCCTGCTGCCCCACATGGTCAAGGCCATTGCAGCTTTAAGAAGCGCTGCAAGGTCTTTTTGAATACCACCCTCATCGATCACCACATTGCCCTGCATCCCCCGCAAGTTAGCGGGGTTAGAGCTGAGCGCCTTGATCTTGAAGCCGCTGGCGAAGTTGATGACGTAGACCAGGATGTCTTTGTCTTCATCGACTAGTACCTCTTCACCCACTTCACTGGCAGCAAAGTCATAGGCCTTAGCCCACATGGCGCAGGCGTCGATAAACTCCCGAGCCATGTCTTTGGTGGTGCCAACATAGAAGGTATCGCAGCCGCCCGCGCTGGCGGCCATGGAGCCATTGAGCGCGGCATCGGCCGCCTCTGCCCAGGTCAATCCAGTGCGGCGAGATTTCTCTGCAATTTTTAAATCTGATTTGTCTGCAATCCAGCGCTTCTGGTATGGCAGCAGCACCTCGTTGGGGTCGAACTGGCCGCCAATGATGGCGGCCGCAGATTGATTGCGAAGCTGGTTTTCAGCAGCGGTCAGGTGATTCATCACGCAATCCCCAAAATCTGACGCCGGATCTCTGCAGCGGTCTCTGCGGTCAGCCCGGCCGACTTCACAATCTTCTCTGCGGCGGTAGCAGCCTCGGCGGCGAACGCGGCGCGGATCTCCTTCTCGACCTTGTGGCTGGTCATGGCGGCGGCTTCGACGCGCTGGATCACCAGGGCGAGCTGCCCCAGCGATTTGGGGTCGATCATCTTGCCGTCTTCCCCTTCGCTGGCGTCCATCATCTTCATGGAGGTTTCGAACGCCATGGTGCGCACAAACTCCTGCAACATCTTGCCCAGCTCGGAGGTGGGGGCCTGACCGAGCTTGGCCGTCCACACCTCGGCCACTTCGCGGGCCTGCGCCATGCGGCTGCCGGCTTCTTCCATTCGTTTGAAGTAACGGTTCAACCCGGTGCGGCTGATCTGCTCTTCCGGCGGCAGGCCAGCTTCCAGGATGAGCTGATTCACCTCTTCCAGGATGGCCTTCTGCGACATGGAGCCAGAGCGCAGCATGGCCGCCAGTTGGCTGCGGATATCCTCCGGCAGCTGCTGGATCTTGCTCTTGGTGTTCTTGGTCTTTCTGTTCTGGTGATGAGCGGTCATGGTTACCCCAGCAGCTTGTCAACGAGCGGGGCGGTGCAGCCCCATAGCGCAGAGACGGGATCACCGAGCATGACCAGCGCCAGCAGATAGCCGGTCACCATCATGGCGGCGATATCCAGCAGGCGGCCTTTCATGCGTGGCCCAACCGGCGAGCGCGGCGGGTTGCCCGCTTAGCCTTGGCCAGACGTTGGGCCCGCTTGACGGACGGCAGCCCACCGTTGAAGGCGGGGCGGTAGCGGCTGGCGCGTTCCACCTGCCGGATGAGGGTCTCGATAGACGGGGATACCAGCGTGGGCCAGTCACGGATCGTCATGGCGCTCAGGCCACCCAGCACCAGCCCCACCATGGCGCTTTTCATCTTCATCAGCAGCTCTCTCATGGTTACACCGGACGCGGTTTCTTGACGCCATCCACCACGGCCTGGCCAGTGGCCACATCGTCACCCCGGCCAGTCAGCTTGGCCACCAGGGTTTCGCCCACCTTCTCGACGGTGATCAGCCCCTGCTCTTCCAGCCAGCGCATCTGGGTACGCACCGCGTCGCGGCTGATGCTGTGGCCATAGGCTTCCAGGCACTCATCCAGGATCGATTCGTTGGCCGAGCAGCCGGTCATTTCCCGCAAGCTGCGCAGGATCAGCAGACGCTGATCTGCCAGCACAAATTCTCTGAACGACATATAACCCCCGTTTATTTCTCGTTTAAACGCTGCTCCAGCAGCAGCCTGGCCAAGTGGTTTACCGGTTGTAGCGCCTCGCGCAATGCCTTGATATCCCCCCGCATCTCAGCCATATCGAGACGCAGGGCGTTGACTTCATCCTGAGTCGGCATCGACTCCACCTTTTCTTCGAGGATTGAGACGCGGCTGCTGACATCGGCCATTTTGTTTTCCACCTTGTTCAGGTCTTCCCGGCGGGCAAAGGTCTTGCTTAACCACAGCGTGGCCAGGGTGGCCAGCACCGCCACGGTGGTGGTAATGACGCCCCACCACTTCGGGATCCAGTCAAACTCCATGGCGATGCCTCCCCATGCTCTCGCTCCAGCTCTGGCAGGGGACGCAGCGCACTGCGTCTGGCGCTGCCTCCAGCCGCTCACTGGCAATCTGCTCCCCACAGCTCAGGCAGTAGCGATTGCCGGCGGCGTCCTGGTCTGGGGTTTCGGTACCGCGTCTGGCCAGCTGGTTGGCGATGGCTCTGTCGCGACTCTCTTGTTCTTGTTGTTGGGCACGGTCAAACAGGTCGGTCATTTGGCCCTCGTCAGCAGGTTGGAGACGGTGCTGGTGATGGCGGCGCCAACCTTCTGGCCGCTGGCCTTGGGATGCGGGGCGAAACCGTCGAGGGTACGCAGGCCGAGATAGGCCCAGGCCGGAGTCAGCAGCAACAGCACCATGTCAAAGTCAGGGCCATCGCCATAACCAAACGCCTTGAGCACGCTGAACAGCACCACGTAAATGGCCGATACCTGCCAGCTCTGGCGCGCCATCAGCGGGCGGGTGTGGCGCACGTACTCATCCTTGTTGCCATCCCCTTCACGGATGGTCTGCTGGGTGGTGGTCTGCTCGGCCTGGCTGTCTGCCAGCTGCAGCTCCTGACGGCGGGTCTGTTCTTTCTCCAACTCGACCTTGAGCTTTCGCAGCTCGACCAGCACTGCCGGATCGGTGATGCGGCCGAGCTGTTCTTCGATGCTGGCTTGCTGCTGGGCGGCAGTCAGGCCGATACCGGATACCTGTTCGACCATGTCGGCTACTTTGTTGGCGGTATCGCTGCCGCCAAATAAACCGGCGACTCCCCGGATCAAGGCGGGCCCCTGCTGCACCGCCAACGCGGCCAGGGCGGGGATTAACGGGAATGGCATGAGGATTCATCCTTTTTGAAGAGGGCCCGCAAATTGGCGCAATGCACCGCCACCTTGTCGTTGCAGGTCGTGAGTATTTTGAAACGGTGACGATTCCGAGCGGCGTAGATCTCGGCGGGGGTCACGGAGCACCAGCCCTTGGCGAACTGGCTTTGCATGGTGCCATCGCGGCTATGCAGCGGGACGGTGCGATCGATGTCGCACTCTGCCACGCCCCGTTCTGCCATGGCGCGCTCCAGTTCCAGCCGCTTGTTGCGACCATGGTCAAAACTCCACTGCCAGTTGCGGCCCATGTCAGGCCACCTTGCGATAGTCAGGGTTGGCGCTACCTTCAACCACCTGCCAGCAGGCATCGGAGAGATGCGCCAGGCGGTTATGCCAACCTTCGAAGAAGCGGCCTTGAGACGGGTTCTTGAGCAGGATCCGGCCATAGAATCTGGCTCGGCGCAGCAGCAGGCGGGCCAGTACCCATTCTGGGTCCATCGCAACGATGGCTGCCTTGGTCTTGGGACCGATGATGCCGTCATCCTTCACGCCCATGACTTCCTGCAGCATCTTCACCGAGCTGAGCCAGCCGTGCTGAACTGCGCCATCGAACACGGCCAGGGAGATGCCGGCCGGCAGCTCGGCACAATAGGCTTGCCGCCAGTAATCGCGGTGGTAGAGGAAGATGGCCCGATCGAGGGTCAGGTTCTTGATATCTTCGTTGGGATAGGCTCGCTTGCTGATGCCGGCTTTGGTTTCACCGCCCCGATCTTTGGGGTCGTTGACATACCCCATATCGGGGCGCAGGCCACCTTCTTTATCCAGCACGAATTGGATCGCGTGCTGAAATGCCAAGCTATATGGCTGTGAGAATTGAATGACGTTCGACATATCTACCTCGCGGTTAATATGTCGAGTGTGCTACCAGGCCAAAATATTCCGGGCTGACAAAAAACATTCAATAAAAAGGGGCCTACTAAGAGGCCCCTTTACTAAATTCGGTTTATTATTTCACCAAATAATGCCCTGACATATTGCCTTTTATTCCGCAAAAGTCCAACGATGCTTGCTTGGCATTTACAATAACGCCGTTGTTATTTCCAGTGGCGACATAGAACTGATGTGTTTCGGTATGCTGGTCATGCACATTGAAGACAACGTCTTCGATCCAGCCATATTGCTCAAAACGCCAGCCTGTTAGATGGTCGCCCGGTTCAATCTCACCTTGTTCATAACGGGCCTCTACCTTATCCACGCCCCAGCCATCGCGCACCGTGGGGCAGGCCTTCACCAGTTCGGCATAGGCCTGCTCGATGATGGCGCGGTTGCCCTGGTCACGTTCGGCGATCGTGATAGGTGCAGCAGCCAGTGAGCTGCTGAGCAGCAAGACGGAAAGGACAAGGGATTTCATCAGTTTTCTCCAAACAAGTCAGGTTGACGGCGCTTCATCTCGAACTTGCGCATGCGGGCAGTGATGCGCCAGATCTCGCGCTGAGTCACCTTGTATTTCTGCGCCAGTTCAAAGGTGTTGTCGCCTTTGAATTCGGACCATACCCGCAGATCGCGGATGGTGTTTTGCAGCAGCTTACCCCGTGGCAGGTAGAATTGCAGCCCGCCATAGACCCGGCACAGTTCCGCCAGCAGGATGATGGCCAGATCCGGCGAGTCGCCATGCTTTTTCACCGTGCTGAAAAACAGGGTGTACAGTTCGCGCATGGTCTCTGGCCAGCGGGCCGTTTTCTCATCTTCGATGATGTTGATGGTGTCGCTCAGCAGGGCCGCGTCCAGCTGTTCACCGAACATATCGATGGTCTGTTCGTCTCTGTCCATCACATCCTCCTGGTGGCAGATAAAGCAATACCCAGCGACGGCTGGGTATTGGGATCATAACTCACTGGATCTGGCCCACCAATTCAAAGGCCCCTTACGGGGCCTTGTTGTGTATCTCGCTCACTGGCTTGCTGCCATCGGTCACCATTATCTGCGCTGGTCGCCAGCCTGGGTTTTCATAGGCTTTGCGGATCAGGTCGTAACCAGGAGAGATATCAGACCTCATGCCAAGCGGCACGATATCACCGCGCTCTGCGATAGCTGACATCATCAGTCGTCCGTGCCACTTCTTCAACGCCTCCAGCACCCGCTCGGCCTGCGCCGAGGTAAGCCATTCCGCCCGGCTGATGCCCACGCCGCCGTTGGCGCTGGCGGTCATGCGGCGGATAAAGCTGCCCAGGGCATCCTCAGAACCGTCGCACAGCAGGCCGTCCTGCTTCATGGTGATCCAGATGGCCCGCAGCTTACGCACCTCCGGCGCCTGCACCTTGGCCGAACTGGGCGGAGAGCGACGCCCGGTCACCTGGGCGTCCCCCTTGACCTTGAACCCCAGCCCCTTCATGGCGGTGATGACGGCATCCAGCTTGCTGGCGCTCATGCCCTTGGCAGAGCGGACGCCGGTGACCTGCTCCAGCAGGGCGCGATATTCCTCTTCATCCAGCCCCAGCTCGCGGCGGCCGACTTGCACCAGCTTCAACAGGCGCTTGGCATCAGGCTGCATGGGATACCTCCTGACGTGGCTTGAGGTGATACCAGGACTGCATCAGTGCAATCCAGGCATGGCGGTGATCGGCATCGACATCAGCCATGCTCACAAAATGGGGTTTACCCTCTACCTCTCTGCGCTTGACCCGCAGCTGTTTGGGGATGGTCTCGCTACTGATGCGCGAGACATCCAGCTCGAAGCCCTCAGCCACGGCCTTTTCAATCAGCCAGCGCAACCATGAGTAATTATTTCCGGCGCCATAGACCTCTTTCGCCAGCATCCCGATATAAACGGTGCCTTGATTCTGATCCAGATAACGCTGAATGCGGCGCACCGTCATCAGCCCGTCATACGTGATCAGCGAACGTGGTTCGATCATCCCATTATCAATCAAGGTTCTGACCCACCTCAGCATCTGCCGTTCAGAACACTCGCCCAATGCCTCGGCCAGCATGGCTGCGCTCTTGTGGCGGTAGTCAGGAATCTGCTTAATCTTCTGTGCCATTGCTTCCAAGCTGTGTTTATTCGTCATTGTCTTGCTCCTCATCCGCATCGCTCATTGAGAGCGCGGCGACGTAAATTTTGTTGGTCTTTGGCGGTTTCCCCTCACGCCAGCGGGGCACGGTGCGATCAAGCCAGGTCATGGCGGCCACATCGGCTTGTCGCTCCAGCTCTGCCAGATCCCGCTTGTTCATCCCCTTGGTCTTGCGCTTGGGGTAGCAAGGGTGGTTCGCTTTGACGTAATCCACCTGGCGGCGCTGGTAGGCTGTCAGTTTCATGCGGCCCTCTCTTTCCAGCGCTTGATGGCTATCTCACTCTCACACGCTTTGCAGTAGTGCTGCAGGCCGTCGCAAGATCTGGTGCTGTTCCACACTGACCAGAAGGCAGTATCTTGCGGCCAGTATTCGTTGCACCCGCTGCAGAGCTTTTCCAGCCCCATCTCTGGGTCCAGCTTGGCCTTGCCAGATGCCAGCCGTTTGGCCAGCAAGCCGGGCTTCATCAGTGGCGTGTATTCACCGTGCATACGGCCCCCTTGCCATCCCACTGCAGGCGATCGGCCTCCAGCTCTGCCAGCAACTGCTCGGCGCCGCGCAGGGCATCACCGGCAATGTCGTTGGCGTGGTACTTCCTTGCGCCCCGTGACAGGGCAGTAAACCGGCGCTGCAGCACCAGCTTCTCTTTCCATTCCAGCGCGATGGCCATCTCGCCATAGAGCCGGTTTAACAGGTTGTTCAGCACATTTCGGGTCATAGCGTCCTCGCGTATCGTGAGTGGGTTATGACCGGGCCCGGTCGGCTGCTCATCAGTGCCCAGCCACCACGCTGGGCAGACGGGGGAAGCCCCCCGTTTCGCTTATTGTTCAGTTCACCGTTTGCTGGATGAACTTCACACCAACCATCTTTTGTTCGATGAAAGATGCCGTCCCGTACATGCGCTGCACTGCATCGTCATAGCCGACAGTTGCAACCATCATCACTCCAGTAACAGAGAGCATCTTCATCAGGGCTTTTCCTGCATCACTGGTCTTATCCAGGCCGCATTCGTTCAGGTATTGCTGCAAATACTTCTGGGCCAGTTCTTCGGCTTTCTCTTGTGTAACCATGATGTTCTCCTTCACTTTTTCAGCGCTTTACGCGCCTTGTTGACGATGGTGGTCAGCATGGCCAGGCGGGAGCGGTGCTTCGCGGCTTGGCCGTACTGGTTGATGAAGTCGATGGCCAGTTGTGCATCGGTCAGCGCCTGCTGCGGGTTGCTGCGCAGCTGGCACTCCAGGGTGCTTTTGCCATCGTCCACGCTGGTGTTGAGCAGGTATTTCACGTTCGACATATCGGGTACCTCAGTTGACCAGGAAGAGGCCGGTGAACAGACCGGCGACAAAGGCCCCATAGAACAGAGCCATCACATTGACCATCACCCAGAAGGCGGCTTCGCCGTTCATGCGGCCCCCTCTTTCAGCTCGCTGACCAGCTCCAACTCCTCGATCTTCTTGAACTGGCGCACCAGGGTTGCACTGCTACCGAAGAAAGGAACAAGGTAGGTAAAGCCGGCTTTTTCAGGATCCTTACCCCAGATTTCATTGGCCTCTTTTGCACCATACTTGCGCTTCCACTTGGCAATTTCTTCCAGGGTCTTTTTGTTGTAGCGAGCCTTGAACCTTTGGAAGTGAACCTGCTTTACTACCTTGTTCATAAACTCGTCGGCAGGATCGATGTCTTTCAGCTCCTTCATCCATTCACTTTTGAAGCACTTATCGATATAGACGACGAGCACGGTGGTGCTTTCGCTTTTGCGCTCGCGGGTGATGTAAACCTCGTGTCCGTACAGCTTGAACTTCACCTGCACCCAGCCACCTTTCAGCTCAGCCTCGATCGCCTTCCACTGCTCCTTGCTGATAGTCATCACGCCTCCCGTTTGCCGAAACGGTGGATACAGGTGCAGCAAAGATTGACGCGGTCCTTGGCCCACTCTCGATTCAATGCGTTCTTGGCCACCATCCAGGCGGCCTTCCATAGATCTAGGGCGGCGATATAGCGGCCCTCGCGTTCCAGCTCTGCTGCGCGGGTAGCCAGCGCCAGATAACCGTTCGGCTTGTTTGCGATTTGGTGGGCGATCTCGTCGCCCTTCAACACTGCATTAGCCATGGTGTAACTCCTGTTCAAATCGGGTTTGTTGCTTGTCGTACACGGTGACGATGGAGCCGTTCTTCAAGATGAAGTAGGCATCGTCACATTCGAGGATCCGGCGCGGGCTCCATCCCGCCTCTCGCTGCCGGATCCGCCGCAGCTGGCGTTTGCTTGGGCGCCAAGCCCGTGACAGGGCGCCCAGCATCTCCAGTTCGCTGCGGCCGGTACGTTGCACCCAGCGCTCGATGGCGTGGCGGGTGACGTACAGCGGGCCATAGCGGGTTTCAAACTCCATCGTCTAAGGCGCTTTCAACGGTGCGCATCAGCTGAGCCACAGGGTTGTTGGGGTCAACAATCTTGCGGTCACTGGGCATGTCCACTTCGGTCAGCCCGACAAGCCCCAGGCCTTCGGTCATGATGGCCAGTTCTTGTTCGGTGACGGGCCACTCGTCTGGGTTGTAGGGCGGGTTGTCGAGCAGCCCGCACATCCAGCCCAAGGCATCCCGCACGCCTTGCTCATAGGTACCATCTTCAAACTCGGTGCCCTGGTCTTCGCTCTGGTCAGCCAACAGCTGAGCCAGCGCCAACTGCTTGATCACTTCGGGGGTCAGGTTCTTCATGGCGGTCCTCACAGCTTCGACCAGTCGATGACGATGGCCTTGTAGGCCCCGGTGCCGGTCTTCTCGTAGAACCGGATGTACTCGGCCTTGCCGACCACGGTGATGGCATCGGCGATGGCCTTCATCGCCTCCTTCCACTCCACATCCTGGATCTCAAGCTTGCGCAGGGATAGCACCTGATTGACGTCCACATGGCCGCCCTTGTTGACGCGGAAGGCGTGGTCCACCAGGGCGCGGATCTCGCTGCTGCTGCCCTCGCTCCAGCGACCGATGCAGGCATCGATCAGGGTCTTGGCGGTCTGCAGGCGCTCGTCGAACTTGCGGTGCTCGCCGATGGCCCGCACCACCTGGAAGCGGCCATCAAAGCTGGTGAGGGTGACGTTGCCCTTGGTGCCGCCGTACTGCACGCCGTACTCGGCGGCCGACAGATCCATGAAGGCTTCGATCTCCTGGGCGATGCCGGCCTTGCGGGCCAGCAGGCGCAGCTTCTCTTCGTGCGCCTCGTTGCACAGGCGGGTCACCAGGTCATCGCGCAGCAGGTCGAGCGGGGCTATCAGGGACTCCGGTACGAAGTGGCCCAGGGCGTTCTTGCGCAGGTTTTCGGTCTTGTTCTCAGTGGCGATAGTCATTGTGTTTGCTCCTATTAAGCGGGGAAACCGGCGGCACGGTGGTGCAGGTACTCGACGGCGGTCATGTTACCGGTCAGTTCGAAGTCGTCACGGCTCGGCTCGTCATGCCAGTGGATGATGCAGCCGCCGAGGCGGGCGGCGTAGGCGCGGCGGCGCAGACCGTTGACCTGCTCGTTCAGCTCGATAGCCCCCTGTTTCAGCTCGTCGGTGGGGTAAGCGATCTCGATCATCGGGCGTACCTGGGCTGCCTTCACGGCCAACACTTGGCAGCCGTTCTTGCGCAGGGTGGCGATGACACGCTGGGCGATGACGCCGAGGCTATTGGTGCGAATGTTCATGCGTTCTCTCCTTGTGAATCACGGTTCAGCGGCGCCCAGGTGAGGTGCAGCCAGTTTTCTTCATAGCTCTGTGTCAGTCCCTGATCGCACTGGATCACCACCTCGCCATCACTGCGGCTCACCTCGCGGCCCTTGCGGCCGCTCGGCAGGTGGATGTGGGTCCAGTTCTGGTCAGTGGTGACGCCGTAGAAGGTCGTCGGTTGGGGTTTTGCGTTCATCACACGCTCTCCATGTAATGCTTCACGCGGCAGTTGAACTTGATGAGCGCGTCATAGGCCGCATTCATGTCTGCCGCTTCTGGGATGCCGGGGACCAGCAAGGTTTTGTTGTCGTAGGCGTGGCGAGCCAAAACGCCGACGTTTTCCTTGAGGCGCTCTACCTCGGCAGGCTCTGCTCCGATGACGCAGTAGATGGGAAGGGCATCGTCAGGGGTCTCATCACCGAACCCGATGCAGCCGTTGGCATAGGCAAAGCTGTGGAAGTTCTTCATGGCTTACTCTCCCTCCAGCTCGTTGTAGGCATGCATCAGGATTTGCTCGGTCAACGGTTCTCCGCCCGAGTACATCACTGCCAATTTCAGGTTCTTGCTGACCAGGCGCAGGGCACCTGGGCGCTCGCTGATGCGCACCAGCAGGTTGAGCTCTGCCTCGCCGGTGATATTCCAGGCGCTGGCGAAGGCCATCACGTCAGCCTTCTTGGCTTTGGTCAGGGAGCGCTTCTTGGCGATACGGGAGAACAGGCGGGCAAAGTCCTCAGAACGGGGACCGCCGGTGAGCTGGGTGTAAACCCGGCTGTTGCCGACCAACACCAAGCCGATCTCGACCTCTTCTACCAGGATGCGCAGCTCTTCTAGGGTGGCGCGGTCAAGGTGGTCTGCTTCATCCACCACGATCAGGCCCTTGGTGTTGCGCAGCCGGCGGCGCAGGGCACGGGCCAGTGGGCCACGCAGGCGCGGGGCGTTCTCCATGTTCAGCTCCATGGCCAACTCATACATGCACTCGGTCATGGTGGCGCGGCTCGGACTGGTGGTGATCACCCAAACGTTGTTGTGCTTGCGCTGGAACTCGCGCAGCGCAGTGGTCTTGCCCACGCCAGAGATGCCGTGAATGATGACGATGCTCTGAGTGGTCAGCGCATAGCCCATGTCAGCGTTGATCTGCCGAGCAGTTTCAGTCATCACAAAGCCGGGATCGCGGGGGGCATCGGCCCGCTGTTCACGGGCGGTCAGCCAGTTGGCCAGCTTCTGCAGCATGGCGGTCGGGTCGGCCTTGTAATTGCCGTTCAGCAGCTGGTTGACGGTCGATCCGGAGACGCCGATCTCTTTGGCGATCTGCGCCTGAGTCACAATGCTTTGCTCCAGCAGCGCCTTGACCCGTGCGACCACTTCCTGGTTGCTGTTTTGTTCGAGAGTGACTACGTTTGTCATGTTGAACTACTCCTTTCAGGCGGCCATAACGGCCGCTTTTTTCTTGGTTAAATGCCGGTTAAAGGCTGTTTTTCTTCATCTGTTCGGCCATCTTCGCGACGTTCGCCTGAAAGCGAGCCTCGTAGTCGATGATGGGGACAGCTTCTGGCTGTTGTTGGGTGGCCATGGCCGGCGCTGGCTGGACTGCGAGCGCGGCATTACCGAGGGAAACGGGGCGGACCATTTCGACCACCTTGGTCTCTGGCGCCGGTTCGTCGCTGACGCTGGGCAGCATGGCTGCGGCCTCCAGCGCAGACATGCTTTGCTGGGCCAGCGCGGCAGCCTTGACGGCCTTGGTGTGCTGGGTGCGTTTGCGCTTGTGCTCACGGGCTTGCTGGGTATCGCCAAAGGCTACTTTCTCCAGGCATTCCGCTTCGCAGATGTGCAGGCCGTTTAGGGTGGTGACGATCACCGTTTCGTGCAGGCGCTGCGGGTCGAACCGTGCCACCACTTTCTGCCCGGCGTACTCGGCCAGATCGGCGTGGTAATAACGGTTGCTGCGGCTGGCGATGGCGCCGCCGGCTTCGAGCCGGATGGTGCCGTGCTGGCTGACGCGGGTCGCTTCTGCCTGCAGCAGCAGCATGGTGAGCTGTTCGCTGCTGGCCTTGCGAATGGTGGCCTGGGCATAGCTCTGCTCGAAGGCCTGATCAAAGCTCATCACGCCCCGGCAGGCTTCGGTCTGGCGACTCAGCTTTCCGTTGTAGATGGCCACGCCTTCGGCCACGACGCGCAGGAACTCCTCGGCACCCACCGCCCGTTCACCATAATTGTCTGGCTTGGCCATGGGGTTGGGGCCGGTGTAGCAACCTGCCAGAGCGGGGTGCTTGTCAATGATTTCATCCAGCCCGCCCACACCGAAGGCGCGTTCGATCGGCTTGGCCTGACCGTGCCCCTTGCCAAGCAGCACGCTGGACCAGTGCAGCTTGATGCCAAGCATGGGGATCATGCCCATGGGCTCATCCGGCTTTACCTTGAAGCGGTAGCGGTTCGGCACACCACCGGTCATCCATTTGTTGGCGGCGGCGCGGGTGTTATCGATGGTGATCTCGCGCGGGATGCCGTATTGGCTGCACACGTCCATCAGGGACAGGCGGATGCTATCGGTGTTCTCGCTGATATCGGTGCGCCAGCCCACGATCTTGCGGCTGTAAATGTCTTGCCAGAACCAGGTCTTGGGGCGGATCACTTCGCCGTTGAACCACTTCACGAAGACGTTGTGCAGGTAGCCGTCGCCGTTGATCCACTCCATGGCATCCAGTCCTTCGATGGTGCGCTCCTGCGGCGGGTAAAGCTGCATCAGCGCATGCTCACCTTCTCGCAGCATCACCTGCTGGGCGTGAGGTACTTCCATATCCATGCGGCGCATCAGGCTGTCGAGGCTTGGCACGACCAGATCACGCTCACGGGCTGTCAATTTCAGACGTTCGTAACAGGCGGCGGCAGTTGGCCGTTCGCGGCGCAGGTAATCGGCCTTGAACACCTCCCAGGCCAGGGCGCTTACCGGTGCCAGTTTTCCAGCACGATTTTCAGTAGCTGATTGCTGGTGCTTTGGCAGCAGCACGGCCAGCCAGTCGCTGTCGTCGAAGCCTTTGACCATGGCGCAATAGCGGCGCAGGGTCGGCAGCGCGATGTCGAACTCATCAGAAATATGCTGGTAGGCCTGCATCAAGGTGCTGCCACTGGCAACCAGCGCATGCACCGCCTTAACGGCAGCAGCACGGGCCATAGCCTTGGCGTGGGCTTTGTCGTTGGCCTTCTTCCAGTTGGCCCACAGCTGCTCTTTGCAGTAGCGCGGAGCTTGTGGCTTTGGCAGATCCAGAGTCATGCCACCGACCACCACCTTGCCGGCCTTGCGCAGCAGGGCGGCTTGGACAACCGGCGGCAATATGCTGATGTGGTATTCGGTGGCTTTGCTCCCTTCGCGCTGGCGGGCCTTCTCTGGAGAAAGCTCGACCAGTCGATTCAGTTGATCTCTGGAGCGTCTTTCTGATGTTGGCATTCCTGCCACACCAGCGATTTCATTTGCGGTTACCCATTCCATATCAGCCCCCTCAGCTTGCTTTCTTCAAAAGGGGTTGATAGCGGCTAGGCCATATGTCTTCTGGGGCAAGCCCAAGGGCATCAGCGATGATGCGCTCACCTTTTGGCCATGGGGCCCGAAAGGTGTTCTGCAATGTAGAACTGGAAAGCCCTGCATCGCGTGACAATTGAGAAACTGACATCCCTACCTTTTTCAAGGCGGCGACTACATCCGCACGATGCCAATCACTCCCATTTTCCGTCCGTTTCTGCGACACTCTGCAATTACTCATCTTAGTAACTCAACTTGGTTAACTGACTAAGTTAACGAGAGTATAGAGACGATTCGGACGAAAGAGCAATGCAAACGGACGAATTTATTTTTTAATCGTCCGTTTCGCTATTTGCCAACGACATCACTAAAACAGGTTAATAGGATGGAAAACAATAAGTTAGGTAAATCGGACGCTTGCGCGCACGAAACGGACGCCACGTCCGAATCCCACATAGAGAAACGGACGCCATGGGTTATTGCGTCCGAAGTGGCCGGGCTTGATGGGATGCCAACAACGGACAGAAGAGCAAGAGACGAGCTGGAGCGCTTGAGTGCGGGCAAGGAAGGGGTTAAACGCAAACGGTCAGGCACGAAGGCTTTTGAGTACCATGTATCGATACTTCCTCCGTATGTTATTGAAGAATTGGAAAAAACAAGGTTGTTTCCTGGTGGCGTCCAGGTTGAGCACCAAGCACCGGCCAGCTCGCCATACGAACAACCCAAGATCACTCTGACCGGCGTCAACGAACATGCCATGGGCTACTCCTCTTTCATGGATGAGTTTGCCTTGATTCCAGGATACCGAGTGCAGGTATCAGCAGGGCATGGCGCATTGGCCCAGGCAGATGAGGCACCATGCAGGCATCTGGCATTTCGTCGCAAATGGCTTAAATGGCGAGGCTTCGCAGAGAAGGAGCTGGCGATCGTCTGGAGCAAGGGCGACAGCATGGAGCCCACCATCAGCAACAACGACACTCTGGTGGTACACCTGGGCAGAACGCGCCCGGTCGATGGCCACATCTACGTGGTGCGTAACGATGACCAGCTCTGGGTCAAGCGCCTGCAGGTGCTGCCGAGCGCCTGGCTGCTGCTGAGCGACAACAAGCACTACCAGCCGATCGAGGTACCGAAGGACGAGCAGCACACCTTCGAAGTGATCGGACAGGTCGTCCATATCTCCCACGACGTTGGAGAGTGATGAAGCAGATTTAAAGTCGGTTTAAACGGCGCGTCATCAAATCGACATTGATCAATTCAATCGCGATTTTTCGCCGCTTTCGGATCCGTTGATCATTTTATGGATCCTCACCAACGAAAACGGCCTGCAGAGTTTTGATCGCTCTACAGGCCGCGTCTCTTCTGGTTTCTAGATCCCATCTATTCCCTCAAGATCCCACTTATTCCCTAACCATTACCAGTGATCAATTTACTAGATCCCATACAGCCATCACCTGGCCCGGATAGACCTTGAGGCCCGCCTCATCGAGGGCGCGCACCCCGGGGAAGGTCTTGACGATCCCGGAAAGCGCCAGAATGGGCGAGGGGAGCATATTGGCGTTGCTCAT